AGCAACTAGCAACAATGACTGAGAAAGAGCAGGACTGGGCTGAACAACTTAAAGAGGCTTATTCATGTTATGATAAAAAAGGGCTACAACTTAAATTAGATGGATTTAACAATTTTATGGGTGCATTAGGTGTAGTTATTGATACTGCTAAAGCTAATCGTAAAACACGCAAACGAGCACCACGTAGCAAAGAAAAGATAGTTTCTAAATTAAAGTATAAACGTCAGGATGATAAATTCCAACTAGCTAGTATTAATCCTATTGATATTATAGGATGTGAAGAACTATGGGTGTTTAATGTTAAAACACGCAAGATGGGAAGATATATAGCTAATAGCATTGATCCGATGCACTTAGAACGTGAAGGAACAGGATTAAGTGTTAAAGGCACAACTATTACAGGTTTTGCTATAGATACATCTATTCAAAAGACCCTTAGAAAGCCTGAAGAAAAAATTAAAGAATTTAAAGATTGTGGCAAGATTAAACTGCGTACATATATGGATAATATCAATGCAGTAGACATTAAACTCAACGGTAGGATCAATACCGATACTATTATTCTTAAGGCTGTAAGATAAATACTAGTATGAGCACTAATGATATTAATGATTCAGAGATTCTAGCAGTAAAAAACGGACTTTTACAACTAGGAGAAGCAATTGAAACTATTGCAAATAGGGAATTGCCAGCACCTGAGATTCTTAACAGAAGTCTTAGTGGTGACAAAATCCATGGCGGTAAAATCACTGCTTTTTCAAGTATAGGTATTCGCGACGAAGCAACTAAACAAACTATTGTTATAAAAGATGATGGTTTGTATGCAGATAACATATCTGTTAGTAAACTTGTTGGTGATACTACTGTAGAAAATGATCTTAACGTAGGCGGAACAATTAAGGCTACTAAAATAGAAGTTAATGAAATATCAGCCGACGTTAGAAATGCAAGAACAACACCTTTAGTATTTGAATGTTCAGTAGATGACGCACCATACGGAAAAGGACTCTTCTGGACAGGATATGATCATACCAAGCAGTTGGTAATGAAGGGTGGAGAAGATCGTATTTGGTCTAGTGAAGATTTCGATCTTCATACTGGTCATGAATATAAAATCGGAAATATCACAGTATTAAGTGCTAGTGAATTAGGCCCGGATATAGAGACATCAAATTTAACTAAAGTAGGCACATTACGTAATTTAAAAACAGAAGGCAATCTTGTTATAGACCAATTTATCTTCTACGACGGAGATGGAATGCGGTTAGGTATAGGCACAGATGCAGGTAACGGACAATTAAGTGTTGCCAGCAATGAAGTAGAGTTTATTGTTGAACCCGAATATGATTCAATCAATGTAGGAGCATATACTACAAGTGATGTGAATCTAATTACCGACAATCAAACAAGAATTAAAATTAAAGCCAACAACAGAATTGAAGTTGGTGCTGACAGTGATGCAATTACTACAGTTAAAGGTAGATTAGGAGTTGGAGTTAATAACCCTGATGTATGTTTCAGTACTTCGGGTCCTTTTAGATTTGAAAATAAAAAATTTGAAAACGGAACAGAAGCACCAAAAAATGGAATTTACACAAAAGGTGACATAGTTTGGAATAGCGAACCTCGTCCAACGGGATACGTTGGTTGGGTTTGTATTATAAACGGAACACCAGGGGAATGGAAACCATTTGGTGTTATAGAGGGGTAACATCATGAAACTTAATTTATCGGCCAGGTTATGGTCATGGACTGGGCGAATACTTCCACTAACTGCATTACTACTAGTAATTCTTTTAGTTACAGTTGACGCTCGCGAATGGCTTGATTATCTTTTAATAGCAATTGCAACAACATTTGGAACTATCGCATTCTTTTGGTGGTGGTGGGTTGTTGACGCAATTCGTAATCTTAATAAATTCTTTACTGAAAGTTATGATAGGTTTGGAGAGATCCAAGGACACTTACGTGAAATTAAAAAAGACGTACATGAGGTCAAAGCCAGTCATGAAACTCAGTTAAAAGCACTTAGAAAAAAGTCTAGAAAGTAATCCTATGAAAAAACTTTTAATGGTACTATTGTGCCTGTTTATATCCTCGCCAGTATACGCTAATAGCTGGAAAGACTATATTACTTCGCCTAAAAAAGACGTAGATCCTACTACCATGTTTTCAAGTAAACTTGATTTCTTTCAGCACATGGCGTTTTGGAATACCCAAGAACTTCCACATACTCTTACTACCTATATGGACCTTGATAAAAATGGAACTATAGATGAAGCATGGGCATTTACTATCAAAAATGAATTTAAATTACCTAACTGTGATATGAAATCAGAGCCTGAAGAAAAGAAAGGCACAATGACATTTTCAACGTGCCACGCTAACGAGGCAAAAGATCCATATTTTTATATTGTAACTTCTAAAGGATGGGTATGCTATACTTGTCCACTTCTATATATAGCAAAAGACCAGATTAGGTCAGTTTAAGTTTTTGGATTATCTGATTTAACTTTGGCTATTCTTGCTTTCCAAGAATCTATATCATGATAAATTTCGTCTAACTGGTCGCCTATACTTCCGTAGCTAGACACTCTAGAAACTCTCCAAGCATCTGCATCAATCTTAGCTTGTATTTTTGCACGTGAAGTATTTAGAGTAGCTTGTTCTTCGTCAGTTACCTCACTGACTACACCATTTACCATTTTCTTTTCATTTGCCATATCTTTTTCCTTATGCCATACCTAATAATTTAAAAGTTCCAGAGTCAAACGTGCCGCTAAATTTTTCTATTTTTAAATCAGTGAAAGTTGTAACATCACAAATTCCAGACCACAGAATTGCTCCCTCACCGTCATCCCTTGAAACTCCTTGTCCGTTACAAATCACATTGGACGTTGTTAAATCAAAATCTAGCCAGCCGCTCATTATTATCGGGTCAAACCATACAACATGAGAAGTCAAAATAAGATATTCTCCAGTGCTAAACGTTGTACTGTTTGCGTGTCTATCATAAGATGTTGTAGTATTGTCAAACATCGCTATTACGTTTTGGGACCATGTATCATCACTTGTGAACCCGTCATTACTTAACTTTAAGAAAGTATATTGAGCGTTACTATGAACAAGATCGCTTATTACTAATCGCACGGTGCTATAAGCAGAAAGATCTAAACTTCCAAATGTCACTGATGTCACTGATGAAGATACAGTTTGAGTTTGAATTGCTGTCCAACCGCCACCGCCGCCACCGCCGGGAATAGTAATTGTTTTTGTTGTACCTGTACCACTAGCAGTAACACCTGTACCAACAAAATCTAATTTTGTTGCACCTGTTGTTAAATCACTACCTTCTTCAGCTACAGTTAAACTACCACCAACTTTAGTATCAACGTATGTTTTAACTGCTTTTTCTGTTGGAATTGCCGTGTCACTATCACCTGACATATCAGTATCTGTACTAATCTCGTTAACTGAAGCGCCTGACGCCAATTCAATTTCACCTTCAATTTTTACGCCTTTACCTAGACCTTTAAATCTTAATTGTGGATCTATTGAATCAGTTATATTATATTGTTGAATTCCACCTGCACCTACAGTTGGATGATTATCGTAATAACCAGCTACATACAGTTTCTTTCCGTCATCAGCAAAAAATATTGATCGTGTCCAATCACCCCATTCGTCTGACATACCTGTTTGTTGTCCGTTGTTGCCATTAGGATGATTACTACCAGCAATCATTATAGAATTTTGATATGGTGGATCTTGTTGTGTTATGTGTTCGTTTATAAGTCCTATTGGTACTGAAGTTGTAATATCATATTTGGTAGTCATTGTATAACCATAAATCATACCATCATTAGATAGACCATGATTGAATAAGCCAAACCATCTCCATCCATCTTTACTAATCCACATATCAGTTAAATTATCATAACTGCCTGTTGAGTGTTCTCTAACAGTTAGGTAAGATTTTAAATATGTCTGTTCAAGGTTAAAATCTTCGTATTGTGTTAATGTAGAAATATCAAACGGTGTTGTCATTTCCCATTGTTTTATTGTTCGGGTTGACCGCATATAAAGAAATCTGCCGTCTTCACTTATCTTAAACTGTGATGCTGAATAACCATATAATGCTTCAGACCATTTATTATTAAATGTTGCTGAAGTAATATCCCAGGCTGAACTTAAATCATATTCAACAAGTTTATTTGCTGAATGATAAGTAGGTCCTGTACCACCACTATAAGATATACTTGCACCTGTCATCATCCATAGTTTAGTACCATCAGGTTTAAAATGTATTCCACCTATACTAGTATCAGTATTAGCAAACACTCCACCGGCTCCAAGTGCATTAACTTGTCCTGAAACATCTAAAGAATTCGCAGGGGCTACAGTATTAGTAATTGTTGAAAGATCAAATGGTGTGCCTAAAGTATACTGAACAATACGCATATAGTCAGGTAAAGGACTATTACGATCAGCTTGAGGAGTATATAGTTTAGTACCATCAGGACTTATAACTATTCCACATAAGCGTGGAGAATAACTGTCATCTGGTTCATCAGCTACTCCTGTTAATTCTACAAAATGACCAAAACTTGCATCTTGAAACTTATAAGGTGCAATTTGCATTTTCGTAGTATCACCAATCCAGAAAGAACCTCCACCGTCAACATATAAATCTCTAATTTTCTTTTCAGCTGATCCTATGTCATACGTAGCATCTAGTGCCGGTATCATATGAGTCTTCATAGTACCATCTAAATTAATAGCACTATTAACACCATCAACTAGTACTGTTGAGTCATCACCAAATACAGACCCTGTAATATCTGTTTCAACATCTGTTACTGGTTCCCATCTTGAATTTGCATTAACCCAAGTAAGTACTTGACCATCACTTGGTGCCGCATCATGTACATCAGTTAAACCACTTAAAGCTGAAGTATGAGCAGAGCCAGTAATTATAATATTACCTTCTGCATCAGATGCCGTTGTAACAGTTCCTGCTCCACTAAACTTAATTGATTCGCCACTATCGATTGTGCGTACAGTTGAATCATCTGCGGCAACTTGTAATACGTTAACAAGATTTACTTGTAAACTACCTGAACCGTTATCTCTTAAAATTGTGCTACCTAAATGAAGACTTGCACCATCTAAGTATAAATCTCTAAATTTGTGTGTTGCACTTCCTAAATCGTAAGCAATATTTGTATCTGGAATTATATGTCCTGCTACAGTACCACTAATACTATTAGAAGTTACTATAGGATTACCATTAATTTCACCACCAGTTGAATCAACTGTAATTTTACCTGTACCTGTAATAGTAACTCTTTCCTTAGGTGGCCCACCAGTAGGATGTGTATAAATTGCAAGAGTATCTGTTAGTCCATTTGTACCTGTATACCTACCTATAATAACATTACCGTCTCCAGTATGTACAATACCACCAGCGTCGGTTCCTATGAATGTATTGTAATCACCTGTAGTAAGTTGAACACCTGCTTTTTCACCAACAAAGACGTTGCGTTCACCATCTAGAATTACTGCACCTGCTTCAGATCCTATTGCAACGTTACCAATTTGTGATGCATCGCTGGCACCTCTCAAAGCAAAATATCCTACTGCAACGTTATTACTTTGTTGAACTGAAGGATCGTTTTTGGTCTGGCTCATAGCGTCAGAGCCGATAGCCACGTTCTTATTGGCGTCATCCCTCAACTTCGATCCAGCAAAATATCCTATCGCAACATTATTATCATGATTGTGCCCTGTACCTGCGAATGAACCTATGAATACAGCTTTCTCTGGTGTTTCAGTTCCAATGATAGGATTACCTGAACCTAAACCTGCTTTAAATCCTACAGCAACACTATCAGTCCAATCACCATCACTGTTGGAGTTATTTGCTACATCTTTACCTATTAAGACATTGTCCCGACCAGCTGTAATACCAGGGCCTGCCGCAAGACCAATTATAACATTGTTATCTCCCTCTGTAATAGCATTACCGGCACCTACGCCCATAATAACATTACCAGCGGCGGCATTTAAAGTTCCTGTTGTAGTGTCACCTATTTTAATACTATTTGAAAAATTAGTAACATTGAATAATACATCATCTAATTCGTTTAATCTACTTGCACCTGAATATTCACCAGTGACAACACCAGCTGATGTATAAGCACCAAAGCCTGTACTGTCAATTGCTGTTGTTAAATCTGGATCTTCATATAATGCAAGTGTAGTACCAGTTAAAATATCAGCATAGTATTCATTACCATTAAGCTGAGTCATTCCAGCTACATCTGTAATAGTAACTGAGGTACCTTCTGTAAAATTGTGAACGTTTGTTGTTTGGACAACGCAAATGCTGGCCTGTGTAATACTAGTAATAGCTCTACTAATACCACCTATTAATGCTGAAATTGTTAATTGATTAGCACTATCACGTGCAATATTCATATTAGCACCGGCAACAAGAGCTATATCCTGGTCGTTAGCATTAACATCAGTTAATCTAATAGTAGTAGTTGTTACAGGTACTTCTAACGTATAATCGACATCTATTTTAAATGAATCTGTACCCTCTGAAGCACCAGTCCAAGCTACGCCTGTACCCCGGCTTATATTAACCGTATCAGTTACTGAATCAGCTTGTAACGTAAACTCAAGTGTTACACCGTCTGTAGAGTATAATTTAATATACCTAAAAAAATCATAAAATGCTGTCATTCGTATTTGTCCCTATCGTTATACATATTTATTAAATATTGTCATGCTAGTGATTGGCAACGGCGAGAGTAGAAAAGATATAGATATCAATATATGTGGCGATATAAAGGTTGGTTGCAACGCGATTTTTAGAGACTTTTATGTAAACCACTTAATTTGTTGCGATCGTCGTATGGTTATTGAAGCACAAAAAGAACATAACTATGGTGCCATATATACTAGAGCCGATTGGATAGATCAATTTAAATTATGTGGGCTAGTTCCACAACTTCCATATAAAGGCAATACAAAACTTGACGATCCATGGCATTGGGGTAGTGGACCTTATGCAGTATTATTAGGAACAGTAATAGCTACTAAAGAGAGTGAAACCCCTGAAATACATATGATTGGGTTTGATTTAGATACCGGACTTTATAATAACATATATAAAGGCACAGAGAATTATAACGATGTAGATTCAAGGCCAGTAGATCCTAGTTATTGGATATATCAAATTGATAAAGTATTTGAAAATTTTCCTGAAGCTAATTTTACCTATTATAATAATAAGCCATGGCCAACAGAGCAAAAAAATGTATGTAACAAAATGTTAATTGAATTTGAGATAGCTAATGAGACCGCCTGAACCACAACACTTTGCTACATTTCCAACACTAGTAAGCATATGGAATCTTAAAGACCACGGGTGTGAAAAAACTATAATTGAGATGATCGAAACCTGGCCTGATGTTACCAAACATAGATTAGTTAAAGGTGGAGATAGTAGTTACATTACTGGTGACGAACAATTTTTAAGTGATAAACGATTAAGTGACTTATGGAAAACAATACAATCTTGCTGTGATACATATACTGAAGAAGCAGGAATTGATTATGCACTTATTTCAACAAGTTGGTTTAATACTTTAGGACAAGGCGGAACTGTACAATCACACAGACACGAACGAAGTGTTGTTAGTGGAGCATACTATCCATATGCTGAAGAAGGAAGTAATCCATTAATGCTTGAAAGTCCATTACAACCTTTACGAATGAATGATTGTATAATAAAACCAACAAACTTTAATCGCTATGATATGGATGTGCCAGTACGTTCAGGAATGCTGGTTATCTTTCCTAGTTGGTTAAAACATTATGTTGAACCCAATGATAGTAAAAAAAGATACGTAGTAAGTTTTAATACAATAAGACACGCAGACAAAGGTTACATAAAAACAGTAAAAGATTATAGAATAGAAAAACATGAGTAAAGCAACGATACCAGAAGGCCAATTCCGTAAAGCTGACTATTTGTTATTTCCAACATTAGTTCAGGTCTATAATTTAGAAGATCATCCTGATCAGCAATTAGTAATTGATACTATTGATAATTTCACTAATGACAAATTAATGGAATGGCCTGATGACATTGGTAAAGGTAAAACTAGTAGTACCTATTTTGATGTTGTAAGTAAAACTCATAAAGCGGCAAATTTTTTAGATCAAAAAGAATTTAAACTAATAAAACAAGACATTCAAAATTGTGTAGATGAATATTGTACAACTAGTGGATTACGCCCAGTTAAAATTGCAAAAAGTTGGTTTAATATTCAAGAAGAAAAAGGGCACGTAAACGAACATAGACATGAATTGAGTATTGTAAGTGGGGCATATTATCCTTACTGCGATAAAGATAGTGCTCCAATAGTTTTTACAAGTCCAATCCTAGGACCAAAAATGGCAGAGATTCATAGTGCTGGAACAGAATTTACAGCCGACAAAATGGATTTTATTCCTAGAACAGGAGTACTCGTTTTGTTCCCTAGTTGGTTGTATCATAGAAGTTTACATAATAAAACCAAAAAACGTTTAACCATTAGTTTCAATACACACCATATTGAGGTTGACAGGTGAAGACAAATAATATATAATAATATAGAAATGAGGACTACAACGTCGACCCTCTTTAAATACTCCGCCGTTAAAAAGGAGAAAAGAATGGTACACAAAAGTACAAAAACTTATGGTAATGATAGAGGTTTCAGTTGTGCGTTCAGACAGGCGTTAGCAGAAAGTCATTGTAATTTAATTCATGGTTATAGTTTAGGTTTCAGATTTGAATTTGAAGCATTTGAATTAGACGATAAGAATTGGGTTTACGATTTCGGAAACTGTGGCTGGATTAAACAATACCTAGAAGATAACTTCGATCATAAAATAGCTGTTGATAAAGCAGATCCTAATTTAAGCGATTTTGTAGCACTAGAAGAAAAAGGTCTTGCAAAAGTTATTCAAATGGATGGCGTTGGTTGTGAAAAATTTGCAGAACACGTTTACAATTACATATCACCAATTATCGATGAAGACACAGGAGGTCGTGTAAGACTTTCTAGTGTTGAAGTTTTTGAACACGGTAGTAATAGTGCAAAATTGGAAAGATAATGCGTGAAAAATTTTGGGAAGAACTAAACGAAGCTCGTAGCAAAAACGAAGTCAAACTTTGGAAAGAAATATTTCCTGAAGCAGACACTATTAACTTTGACACATTATTAGCTCATAACCAATGGCAATCTAGAATTACTAATCAGGATATTGTAATGGATCAATATTCAAGCAATCTTCCAAATGTTCAAAGTAATAGTAATGTTAAACCATTTTATACAGAATTCGTAACAAACTATAAGATAATTGATACAGAATCAAATATTAATTGTAGTTTCTTTTGGAGCTTTTCGGATCGTCACCATTCAATTTTTATGCATCGAGATCCTGAAACTGTTTTATTAATACAAGGGTGTGGGCAAGTAGCTTATGTATTATCAACAGAAGATGGTAGTAACAATAGAATAATTCATGTAAAAACTGGTGACGCATTATTGCTTCCAAAATTGACGCCTCATAAATCCATTCCAATGGAGCCAAGGGTTACATTAAGTATTGGAGCAATACCTTCTAAGCCAGCGTTGTAAGGAGAGGTGAGTGGCAAATTATGTTGTATGCTTAAAACATGGCGACAAATATAGTGCAGAATATGTTAATATTTTGCATAATATGGTTTCACGAAATTTAACTATACCTTTTAACTTTGCTGTCTTTACCGAAAATGCCGCAGGTATAAAACCTGGTATAGAAATCCATCCATTACCGCCAATTCCAGATGTTAAAGGTTGGTGGTACAAACCAATGTTCTTTAATCCTAAATTAGGAGTAAAAGGAACTATTCTTTATATTGATCTAGATGTAATTGTTTTTAAAAACATGGATAAGTTGTTTACTTATAATCCTGGTCAATTTTGTGTTATACGTGACTTTAATAGATGTGTACAATCAAATTGGGATCGAATGAATTCAAGTATTGTACGATTTGAAACAGGACAACATAGTCAAGTTTATGAACGCTTTATGCAAGATCCAAAATATCATGCGGCTAGATATCATGGAGACCAAGATTGGTTATATGCAAATGTTAAATCGGATTTTTGTTATTGGCCTGATGAATGGATCCAAAGCTATAAATGGGAAATGCGTGGTAAACCCGAAATGTCTAGAGTAACAGGAAAACGGAATTTTGCTACTCCAGGTACACCAAATATATTGCGTGAAACGTGTATTGCTGTATTTCATGGTGATCCAAATCCAAAAGACTCTATAGATCCATGGTGTGCTAATAATTGGTATTAAATTTGATTGACAACGTGACCAAAAAATGCTATAGTAATATAGTATGAAGAGGATGAAATTAAAAGATAATAAAAAATTTAGAATTTTTATTGGTATAATATTAATCATATTATTTGGCGTGGGAGCTTTTGGCTTTGGAACGTTTAAGCCAAATATATATATTATTGATAAAATAACAGAACGTGTTGAACTTGAACAATCTAAAATAGCAGTTAAACTAGGATTACACGAACCAGAATTTGTTTATACTGATCAACAAAGTTTTATTTTAGCTGTACGAAAATGCGTTAATTATATTAACTTTACAACCCCCCACAGTTTACGTATTCCATCTTTACTTATAGAAGCCCAAGCAGGGTTAGAATCAGGTTGGGGTACAAGCAGATTTGCAATTGAAGGGAATGCCTTATTTGGTGTTAGAACTTGGGATCCCAAACTTCCGCAAATAAAACCTAAAGACAATCCAAAAGCAGTATGGGGTGTTAAAGTATATAAAACAAAATGTCAATCAATCCAAGACTATGTTGACTTATTAAATAGTCATCCTGCATACAAAGATTTTAGAGAATTACGAGAAGAAATGGTTATAGCAGGGATATATAATTATGAGAAATTAATTGATACATTAACTTTATTTTCTACAAATCCAAATTATACTACATTGTTAAAAGCAACTGTAAACAAATTAAAGGTGATAACTGCAAACTAATATATGATAAAAAATATAATAATTCTTGTATTATTACTAATGGTACTATCAGAATGTGGGAGTAATGGAACACAAGCAAAACCTACATTAGGCGGAATTGGTAAAGTACTTGATTGTATGTTTAATCCAGATGACGAATGGTGCGTAGCAGAACGAGAGCGACAAAAAGAACACTTAAAATGAAAATTAATCGATCATATGGCATAGGAAGATTCATGACAAACGTTATGAGAATTGCTGGAACTTTATCCACAGATAAGATTAAACCCGTAGAATCAGTAGCAGAAACAGGCCTTAAACAGAGCAGATTAAGGGAAAAAACTCTAATACCACCTTTTTGTGACCCTAAGGGCAAGGGCAAAAACGTCAATATTACAACCTAAGACTACAAAACAACTAAATATATTACAGACTTATTAAACTAGGGGAGACTACCTATGTTCAAATGGCTTAGAGACATCTTTACAGGAAACATTCATAAAGAGCCAGAATGTTGCGATACCAAATTATCAGACCACGTTTCACACTGGTCTAATAAAACCTTCGCGGCTCCTACGGTGAAGACTGTAAAGAAGAAAGTGAAATCTCATACTAAAGCTCAACTTACTAAAATGACCAAGATACAATTGGAAGAGTTAGGAAGAGAGCATGGTATTGAGCTAGACCGTAGACTTGTTAAATCTAAGTTAATAAGTCAATTGCACAAAGCATTGTAAGGAGTAAATTATGTTTGAATGGATCAAAGGAAGAATAGAAGAACGCACATCATGGAACGGAATTATAATCGGTGGTGCGGCGTTAATTGTTATCCTAGGCATTATGCCGCTAACCAAAGTATTAATCTGGGGAGCACTTGCTTGGGGCGTTTACAATATTTGGAAATCCGAATAAACTTAAATTATCGATAGTTTGGTCGACATTATAATTTTGTAATGTCGATCATACTGTCAACCCGCAAATTTAATCTTTTTCGTTGTTCAACCCCTCGTTTTTGAGCGAATCTTTTAGGATCACACTTGGGGCATACGTGCGAATAATCGTCGCACAGTCTTTTAGGGTCTATACGACCTTTATCCCGTACAAATTCTTCACTACAATTATCACATTTAAAATAAACTAACGTCTTATTACGTTTATAAGGGTGGTGCTCGCCTTTTACGCCCTTACGCATAAAGTACTGTACAGTCTGTTCTGTCCTTATAAACATATAGCTATTTATAAATTACATTAGGATTTTAGACATATTGATAAATACAATTAACAAAGGAACTAATATGGCAATAGTAACATTGACAGAATCAGCAATAGACCAGATGAATTATATGCTGGCCGCTAAGAATAAACCAGTTGTACGCCTATCTATGAAGGGTGGCGGATGTGCAGGAATGCAATATGACTGGACTATGTCAGATGCTGTAGAAGATAAAGACGAAGTAATTAACTTGAAAAAAGGTAAATTTGCAATTGACTCATTAAGTCAAATGTACTTAATGGGTTCAACAATTAATTATAAAGAAGAATTATTTGGATCATTTTTTGATATCACTAATCCAGCAACAAAAAATAGTTGCGGATGTGGTGAATCCGTAGGATTTTAAACGATGGCTAAACAAAGTGTTAACATTGGTGTAGAAGGTAACGACGGTACTGGTGATAGTATAAGAGAGTCGTTTCGTAAAGCAAATGAAAACTTTACAGAACTTTATGCTGTCTTTGGACAAGGCGGACAAATATCTTTTAGATCATTAAGTGACGTTCCTGATCAACTAGGATCATACAAAGTTCCACAATCAAACGCCGCTGGCGACGAAATACTAATGAAAAGTATTGTTGGCGGACAAGGGATTACAGTTGATTCATTAGATTCAGAAGAAATTAAAATTAGTAATACTGGTACAATTATTAGTACAGATATTACTCCAAGTTTAGGTGGCCCATTAAATGCGGCTAACCAAGCTATTGCTAACCCAAATATTTCTTCAGCGGCCGTAACTGCTTTAAATGTAGCACACGGTACATCATTTACCTTAGACGATTTAGTTATTACACGAGGATATAGTGATAGTAGATATCTACGATCAGCAGGTGGGCCAGGAAGCTCAGGACAAATTAGAGCAAGAACAGAACCTGGAAGTGCTAATTCATATACATTTACTATTGAATCATTTTCCGCTGGTAATGTTGTTGCTACTGCACACGGATTTGAAGTAAGTTCAAATGGTATTGCATACAAATATAATTCAACAGGAAATGACGCTACAGGATTAGCTTCAGGAACAACATACTACTTAAGATTTGTTACAGTAGACCAAGTAAGTCTTCACCCATCAGAAGCTGAAGCACAAAATAATGATGATAGCACAAGAGTAAAAATTGTTGCATCAGGTGGAACCGGCACACAAACAATGTTTGATGCCGCATACGATAGTGTACTAGCTGGTAACTGGATTTCTTCAGAAGCACTTCCAAGAAAATCTGTTGTAAGACGCGACGGAGATTCGATGACTGGAGCATTATACTTACATGATCATCCAGGTGCTCATGCAGGTGCTACTCCACAATCGCCATATGCATATAACCTTATAACAATTAATAAAGAATATGTAGCTGACGAAGTAATGGGTTGGTTTGATGCAACTTATCCAGGCGCTCATGACGCCGTTCATGATGTATCAGCCGCAAACTTTACACCAGCAACAGGAGTACTAGAATTAACTATTGGGGCACACCAATATCAAATTGGTAATAAAATTTATATTGCTACAGATAGCTTAACATTTACTTGTGCTTTAGATAGTAATGCTACACAACATACCTATCCAAGAGCAGGTGGATCTGATCCAGCCTACAATGCACAAGTTACAATTCAAGCAGTAAGTTTAACAACAATTACTGTAAATGTTGGTACATCAAGTGACACATCAGTACATACATTTGTAAGTGCTACTGCTGGAGCGATAACAAATAGTCAAGGCGACCGTCATACAAAATGTGAAAGAGATACAAAATTTAATATTGATGCAATTGCACACGATATAAAATTTGGTGGCAATTCAGAATCAATTAGAGTAGCTAAACTTTATTGGGATGGTGCTAGTTCACAACTAGGCGAAGGTGAAACAGTTTATGCTGTAGCAATTAATAATAAATTACGAGATATTTTTAAAGACTTTATTTTAACGAATACTGCATATTCAAGTGTTCAAACAATTACTTCACAAAAAACAATTGCAAATGATGGTGAAACAGGATCAGGCGACAGGGTAACAGAACTAGTTGCTATTATAAATGGTATTGTACAAACAGGACCATCTGCGGCACCAACACTTATACCTGCTTCTAATCCAGATGTATTACAATCAGCATCAAAATATTATGTTGATAATTCCGCACACGCATCACAACAGAATTTATATGTTAGTTCAGATGGTGACGATACTATGCGAGGTGTACCAGTTGGCAGTGAAGGTCGGGCACAAAACTATGCATACAAATCTTTACACGCGGCGGCACTTAAAGCTGAAGAAATAATTGATACAGCACCAATTGGAATTGGGCCTTATATACAAGACATTACTTATAATGCTGGAAATAATATATCAACAGTAGCAACATCTGGTGTAAAAACTAGTAGTGGTTACGAAGAAATAAAAATATTAACAGATGCAAATAGAAACTTTATTATTGCAGAAACTGTTGCTTATATTAACGACACATATCCAGAACACGTATACTTAAGAGACTTATGTGAAAGAGATATGGGTTATACCCTAGACGGAATTGTTTTAGATTTACTAGATGGTATAACAGCTAACTATCATGCTATTAACACTGGTTACAGATTTTATAGTAGTGTAAGTGGACAAAGAGCAAGACAGACACAATCTGTACAAACTCTTGCGGCAAACCAGTTTGCTAAAAATTTACATAACAAAGTTATTACAAACACAGCTGAAACAACTTTATATCAAAGCACGTACACACAGGTTATTGATGTAGGTCAAGTTGTTAACTCTGCAGGACAAGTATCAGTAGGTGCAAAATGGGATATCATTATAGCACTTATTACAGGTCCTGATTATAAAGACGCACCACAACTTGTTGAAGGTAGTACTTGGGAAATTACTATTACAAACGGTGGACAAGGATATACTGATCAAGCTAACCCACTAAACAACGATCTTATTCCAGGTAAAATTATAAGAGGTAAAACCTCCGGAACAATTGGGCGAATTGTAAAATATACAGACGGTGCAGAAGTTGATACAATTGAATTAGAATTATTAGAACCAAAAGGTTTTGAAATAGCTGAAGCATTAGAATTTGGTTATAAAGTTAGCGATCCAGAAATTACAATTCATATAGAAAGTGGAACATACTGGGAACATTTTCCAATTAAAGTTAGCAACAATGTTTCAATTAAAGGTGATGAATTTAGACGTTGTATTATTAAACCTAAACCAGGCGTATCTGAAAGTGCGTGGAAACAATTACACTTTTATAGAGACCCTGTATTTGATGATATTGCAGTACAAACTGAATTAAATCCTAATGCAACTGAGTTAATAAGATTAAACAAAGAATATATTAAAGACGAAGTTATTGCATGGTTTAACGCAACTTACCCAGGTTTTCACACATCAAGCGATAATCAAAAATGTGAAAGAGACATGGGCTATGTCCTTGATGGAATACTATTTGATATAAAATGGGGTGGTAATTCAAAGACTCACTTTAATGCTGACAAATACTTTGACGAAAATACTACAATAGTTCCAGGGGCACAAGTTCAAACTGCGGCCGCATACGCTAAGATGAAAGAAATTCTTGGGTTTGTTTTAACTAATGCAACTTGGACATCAGCACAATCAGTTACAACACAAGTATTAGATTCAACACAAGGTGAAGCAGTAGCTCAAACTAAAGTTAATACGTTAATAGATTTCTTAAAAGATGTTATTGAAAATGGTCTTACTGGATTGCCAGACTATGATGATCCAAGTTATGGTTACCATTACTTAACTGATAAAACAGATAAAGATAGTACAGCAAAAGAAAATGAAGAAATGGATGTCTTCTTATTAAATGATGCTACTATTTTAAGAAATATAACTTGTGAAGGACACGGTGGATTTATGGGTGTTCTTGATCCAGATGGTGCAATTTTAACTAAATCACCTTATGGTCAAACTAACTCAAGTTTTTCAAAAAGTATAAACAAAAAAGCATTTAGGGGTGGACTATATATTGACGGATTTGCTGGAAACATTACTACAGTAGTTAACAGCAAAGACGACAACTTTACACTAAACGTACAAAGTTTAGTTGGACAAGGTTTACGATTAAAGAAACCACAAGTACCATGTCCTTTTTACATCGACGGTATTAGATATCAAGTTGATGCTGTTACACAATATGATAAAGAGGCAGGTACAGCAAAACTTCTTTTAAATCCAACATCGGGTATTAGTAACGGCGGGTTTACACAACCAATGCCAACTGATATTATTTTACAAACTTCTGGTAACAGAAGTATGTTGGCTAATGACTTTGTACAACTTAACGATTTAGGTTATGGTACCATTTGTAATAATGGTGCAATGGCAGAACTTGTTTCACAATTTACATATTATACAGAAGCGGCCTACTATGCTAATAACGGCGGTGATATTAGATCATTAAACGGTTCTAACTCGTATGGTACATACGGACTTGTAGCATCGGGATCAGATCCAAATGAACAACCAGATTTAATTACTACAACTGATAACTTTGTACAAACTGCTAGAATCTATGATGACGGTTCTACATACGATCATCCACTTGATAGTTTAAAGATTTTTGTTCGTGATGTTGAATATCTTCCACACGCAAAAAGTGAAATTGAAATTGATCACGGTGGATCGATTGGTAGAGCACGATATGAAGTTTCAACTGTACAAGCAACACCAATTTTAGGTGTACAAACTGAAATTACAGCGGTAGCAAATGGTCGAGCAATAGATGACTTAATTCAAATAAGAAATATTTTAACAACTTGTTCATTAGGTACTAAAACATATCCACACGTTACACCTTCAACAACTGTTACAGTTTTAGCATCAGGGCTAACAGCAGATGCATTTGAAATTGACATAGGTACAAGTGCTATTGTACATACTTACGTTAGTGGCGGTGTTGTTAGTGGTCCAAGTAGAGTAAACATTACAAATTTTGTTTATGATAATGTTTCAGGTATTGCTACAGTTACTTGTGATTCAGCACACGGACTTGTGGCGGCTAATACTTGTGATTTGTTTAGTATTAAAATATCTTGTGTTCATGGTGTTAAGATTTATCCACAACCAACAGACGCAGGAATATATAGCGTAACTACAAAACCAGATGCTGATAGATTAGGTTTCTTTTTACCACCTAGTGCAGTTGAACAGACTTATGTTAGTGGTGGTACAAGTGAATTAGTTGCATTAACAAGCGTTGGTGGTAGTTTTGGTATTACAGGTTTTGTTTACGATAATACAACTGGATTAATTACAGTTACTACAGCATCAGCACACGGATACGGTAAACTTGACTTTGTTAAAATTGGCAACGTTACAATGAGTTGTCAGTTTGGAACAAAATTATATCCAGACTCAGACACATCTTCAGGCGTATTCCAAATTTATGATGTTCCTACTACAGATACATTTATAATTCCAACTTATAAAAGCGGAATAGTACATACTTACGTTAGTGGTGGAGATTCACAAAAGGTTACAATTGGTACAAGTGCTACAGCAAGTATAACTGACTTTACATTTAAAAATTCAGTTAGAGATGAAGCTGTTTATCAATTAAATCTTGCTACAACAGGACAAGACAATACTACAAAATCAGGATTGCTTGACACACTAGCACATGACCAGAAAGTTATTATTAGAAATAACTTAAACTTTAGAGTTAGTGGTGTTGACACAACTATTACTAGACCAAGTACAGCAATTACATTTGACGAAGATGTTGATACAACATATAGAACAATTAACTATGGTGTAACAGATAGTATTGGTGGGGCATTACCTGCCGTTGATAGAATTGTTACATTTGATAGTACATACCAATATATTAAATTAATTGTTGATAACGGAAATGCGGCACTTACTACATTTGCTGGCGCTGGTACTACAATGGGTGGCACAGCTGGTGACGTTGTTATAGCTGTTGGTATAGTTACTAGTCAGAAACAAATAGATAGAATAAATGCAGGAGATATGATTTTTGCTTGGGATGGTAAAACTCATATTATTAACAGTTACATTGAAAGAACTGGATATGCTACTATTCAAATATCAGATCTTCAAGACTCAGATCTTAACTTACCATTAACATCAGCTGGACTTGTTAGTACAGTTATAAATGCAGTAACAATTGTTACTCTTAGATGTGGACTACAAAAAACTGAAGGTGGACATATTACTATTAATATTTCTACTTGTAGAGCAACAGGACACGATTTCTTAGACATTGGTACAGGTGGATTTAATACTACAAACTTCCCGAATGTAACATTAGGTGCTCCGGCACAATCTGCAGATCAAGAAAAAGAAGTTGACGAACGAGATAAAGGTAGAGTATTCTATGTAAGTACAGACCAAGACGGTTTCTTTAGAGTAGGTAGATTCTTTACAGTTGATCAAGGTACAGGAACAGTTACGTTCTCGGCAAGTATTGCTTTAAGTAACTTAGATGGCTTAGGATTTAAACGTGGCGTTGTAGCTAGTGAATTTAGTGCAGACGACGGCATGACTGATAATGCTAGTGACTCAGTACCAACTGAATCAGCAGTAAGAGGTTATGTAAACAGACGTTTAGGATTTAATCATGCTGGTGTTGGCATAGGGACTCAAATAGGTCCTGGTGTATTAGCTAGAAGTGGTATATTAGCATTTACTGGCGATCAAAATGCAGGTGGAACATTTACAGTTACTAACTTAAGAGATCCATCCGATAATCAAGATGCGGCAACTAAGAGTTATGTTGACGGCTTAATTGCGGCAGGTGATACAATTCCAGAATTACTTGATGTTGAAACTAATACAATTGCCGCGAACCAATTACTTGTAACAACAGGAAAATATAGAATTTATACAGCACCGGCGGCTGGTGGTAACTTCCAAGTTAATGATACTATTACTGGTAGTGGTACTAGTGCAACTGGTACGGTACTTGATGTTGAAAACGTTTCAATTAATGGTATAGCACATAATTTACTAACATATACTAAAACTTCAACACCAAACTTCAGTATAGCTGATGTTGCCGATACAGGTGGCGGTGTTACTGCTCAAGTAAAACAAGGTCCATATGATGAGTATGCACTTGCAGTAGAAGATGCGGCTACTGATGTTACAGTTAATGTTGAAAGAACACTAACTGGTGCAACTATAGACTTTAGATTAGTTGCTGATAGAATTGTAAATGCAGATGTTAAATCCGATGCCGATATAGCACAAAGTAAATTAGACTTAAATGCGGCAACTACACGAGTAGATGCTACAGGAATTACACAAGCAGATTTAGGTGTTGCTAGTTTTGATAGTGATAGCTTTACAGCAACTGACGGTTGGGTAGAACTAACCACTGCTGGTCTTAATTTTAATAAAATAATTAATCTTGCTGACAAGGTAGCATTAGGTTATCATGATGTTAGTTACGAACCATATGGTGCAACGCCAGGAACAGGACCAGCTGGTCCTATTAAAGAAGTTGCTTACTCAGACATTGTTTTAGGTGGTGGCGGAGTAATAGGAGATGTTACTACAACTGGTGAAGCTTTACACATTGTTCAAACTGATGCATCAGGTAACGTAGCTTGTCAAGGACTTAAGGTTGATACATACCTAATTGTAGATACTACAGGTACTACTGTTAATTTAAGCACACCAGGTGGTGCAATATTCATGAGTTCAGTAGGAGCAAGTACTCCAACTGTTAGCATGGTAGGAAGTCTTAATATTGGTGCTACAGGTGTAACAGAAGGTAGCTTCCAACTTAACTCAGCACTTGCTGGAGAATCAAGATTAGGTGTTGACTGGATACACAGTTCATTTATTGAAGCACCAGGCGAACTTGATGCAAATAGTACAGGTATTAGTATAGGTGCAAACACAGGATTTACTGCCGCAGGACAGGTTGCAATTATAGCCGATGGCGCAACTGTACTTAAAGCAACAGCAACAGGATTTATACCTGAACTTGATGACACATATATTATTGGTTCAGCAACTAAAAAATATAATACAATTTACGCAACAACATTTAGTGGTACAGCTACACAGGCAAAATACGCTGACTTGGCAGAAAATTATACAGCAGATGCAGTATACGAACCAGGTACAGTTGTAATCTTTGGTGGCGACGAAGAAGTAAGTGTTACAAAAGTTCGTGGTGATAATAGAGTTGCTGGAATAGTTTCAGAAAATCCTGCATACTTAATGAATTCAAATCAAGAAGGAACTAATGTAACACCAATAGCATTACAAGGTAGAATAAAAGTTAAAGTTGTTGGTATGGTTAGAAAAGGACAAATGCTTGTAACTAGTTCAACAGAAGGATTTGCAAGTGCAAGTACTAATCCAGAAATAGGAACAGTAATAGGTAAAGCATTAGAAGATAAAAATAGCGGTGATGAAGGTATTATCGAAATAGTAGTAGGACGAGTGTAAGATGGCACAACAAAACATTAACATTGGAACAAGTGCAAATAAGGGTGACGGAGATCCTATCCGTACAGCCTTTACTAAAGTTAATGCTAACTTCACAGAATTATTTGCATTACACGATGGTACACTAGCTCAAAAGGCTGACATTCAAGGTTCTGTATTTGCAGACGACTCAACAGTAATGATAGATGCAGTTTCTAGTAAAATTAATTTAGACGGAACTGTAAAAGGAAATATTATTCCTGATACTAATATTGCTTATGACATTGGCTCTGATACAAAAAGATTTAAAGATTTATATCTAAGTGGCACTACTATTCATTTAGGTAGTTCTACAATGAGTGTAGACAATACTGGTAACTTTCAATTTAGTGGTGGACTTAAATCAAACAATCCAATAGTTGGTGATGATTCAACATTACTAGTTGATACTGCTAATAGCACTATTCCATATTCAGTTTTAAGCGGTGCACCAACAACAGTTTCAGGATATGGAATTACTGATGCATTGGCTTTAGGAACATCGGCTACAACTGCACTTGCAGGTGACACAACATTTAGTTTTGCAAGTATTACAAGTACGCCAACTACGGTATCAGGTTATGGAATTACTGATGCACAGGCATTATTAGTTAGTGCTACAAATATTAAAACAATTAACGGAGCCACTATATTAGGAAGTGGTGACCTTACAGTTTCAGCATCATCTAATTACACATACTTAGATTTTTCAGCCGCACAAGACGGTGTAGTAAACACAAAATATTTAATCGAAGTTACAGTAGGTGGAGATGATTTCCGTTTACCATCAGGAGCAACAGTTGGAGATGTAATTACTATATTCAGTCATCCTGATAGTGTAAGTAGTTTAGGTACTCAAACTTATAACGGTGGTACCCCAGAAAATACAAGCTGGGCTGATATTGCCGCTGGAGCAAAACATGAATACGTGTATACCGGAACTGGTGCAGATAACGGTTGGATTAAGGTATAATAAATATGTATAAAATAGGAAACAACAATGGCAAATAGAATACCACTAATAGTTGATATTATCGACGACAATAAAATTAAGGAATTACCAGTAGGTGATAGTCTTGATTTAGGCGGAGCTGGTGTCACTAATGCTGGAACTATTAACGCAACAGACATTAGAATTAATAATGTCTCGTTTAATAATCCATTTAGTGGTGACTATAACGATCTAACAAATAAACCTGTTATTCCTGAAGTTCCAGGTGCCTTAAGTGCTTTTGCAAATGATGTTGGATATTTGTCAGCAGGAATTACAACAGATGCTGTTACTGATCAGGGAGACGGTGTTGTTAATAAGTACTTCTCAGATGCTTTAGCTGATGCACGTATACAAGCGGCAAAATTATCACAGTTATCTAATGTAGCAACAGTTACATCAGCAGACGATGGTAAAGTTATTTACTATGATCATTCAACACTAACATTTAAATTTACAAATGTAGTTACTGAATCTGATACACTTGATACAGTTTTATCAAGAGGTAACGTATCAACACACGATATTAATACAACAGGTAAAGTTTATTTTGCTAATAAATTTGATACAGAAGAAGAATTATTTGCTGTAAGTCCATCAATATATCATGGAATGTTTGCTCATGTCCATGCAACAGGTAAAGCCTATTTTGCACATCATGATGGTTGGTTTCCGTTAGTAAAAGAAGGCGATGGCTTAACAGCACTACAAGTTGCCGCTGACGACTCAACAATAAGAACAATTAGTACTGGAGAGTCAATCAAGTTTGCTGGTGGTACTGGAGTTTCGACTGCCAGTGATGCAGAAGGTAACATAACATTTTCAATTGGTAACTTAGGTGACCTAGTAGATGTTGGTGTAGCAGGAGCAACTACTGGACAAGCACTAATATTTGATGCAGGTGGAGGTACTTGGGGACCAGGATCAGTTGCAAGTAGCATAAACGATTTAGGAGATTTAGGAGATGTTGATACAGCTACTACAACTCCAGTTGACGACTATGTTTTAAGTTTTAAAGGTGCAACATCAAAATGGGAACCACGAGTATTAAACAATGTTAATGCGGCAACTGTTACTTCGGCTCCAGATGGAACTAACGTAACACAATTTCTAACTTTTGTTGCTTTAAGTAACGGTAATAATCAAGCACTAAGAACAGATGCTTCAGTAACTTATAATCCAAGTACAAATGTTTTAAGTGCAGATTCAGTTAACGCAACTAATTTTAATGGTACTAATTTAAATATATCAGGAAATATTGCAAACGGCGTAAATGAAGTACAATTTGCTGGAAATATTAAAGTAGCAAGTGCTAAAGAAGTTAGATACTATGATGGTAATAATACAAACTTTATGGGATTTAGATCCCCAGCGGCTGTAACAACAAATAAAACATTTATTTGGCCAGACGGTGATGGAACTATAAATCAAGTATTAAGTACTGACGGGAATACAACTTTAAGTTGGGCAACAATAACTCCAGGTGATGTAAATCAAGATGCATTTAAAACAATAGAAGTTTCAGGACAAACAAGTGTTGTAGCAGATGCACCAACTGATACATTAACGTTTGTTGCTGGTACTAATATGACAATTACTACAAGTGGTGATGAAATTACATTCATTGCCGCAGGTGGTGGCGGTGGTGGAACACCAGGTGGTGCTGATACACAAGTACAATTTAATGATGCAAGTGCATTTGGTGGCGATGCAGGATTAACATATAACAAAACAACCGATACCTTATCAGGTATTAATATAGTTGCTACTAAAATTACAGCTGATGAAGTTGTAAGTTCAGGTGCAGGTATACCAACTATATCTTCTGCAAGTAATTTAATTTTAGATGCGGCAAGTGCCGTAGTAATATCACAAGCACCTTTACGTTTAGGAAATTTTGATAATGACGGAATAGCAGTTCTTACTGGATCAGCTGGTGATGTAATTTATAACCGTTCAGCAAAACAATTAGTATTCCATGATGGTACAGATTGGTTACCAACAGCAGATAGCTTTAAATTTAGTGTTGGGGCAGATGACTCAACTTTAAGAACAATTAGTAAAGATGAATCAATTAAATTTATTGGTGGAACTAATATTACAACTGCCAGTGATGCAGAAGGCAATATTACAATTACTGGAGCGGCTTCATCAGAATTAAACGACTTAACAGATGTTGTTAGTGACGCGGCAAACTTTACAAATAGTATAAAAATTGGTGATGCAACAACTGGTACTTTAAGTAGTGCTGAAAAAAATACTATGGTGGGACACGAAGCTGGTAATTCAATTACTAGCGGTGATTCAAATACTTTCATAGGATTTCAAGCTGGTACAAATACAAGTAGTAATAGTAATAATACTATTATTGGTAGTTTTGCTGGTACTGGGTCAGAAAGCGATACTGTTATAATTGCCGCAGGTACTACTGAACGTTTACGAATTAGCAGTACCGGTTTATTAAGAATTGCTGAAGGCTCTGATATAGACTTTAGTGGTACTGACGGATATGTATTAAGATATCGTGATAGTGACGGTAAATGGCTTGCCCAATTACCTGGACTTTCTTTTAGTGTTATTAATAATGGATCAACAGCATATAGATGGACTGGACCTGGTACAGTTAGTACTACAGACAATCCAGGTCTTACATTTTATAAAGGATTCTCGTACACTATTATTAATGGAGGAGGGGCTACACATCCATTAGAAATTAGAGTAAGTGCCGGTGGCGCGGCTTACACAGATGGTGTGTCGGGTGATAAAGATGGAACACAATTACTTACAGTTCCAATGGATGCTCCGTCGTCATTAGTTTACCAATGTACTAGCCATAGTGCAATGGTTGGTAATATTACTATTGCATAAGGAGAAGCTATGAGTGAAAAACATTATGTTGTTTCTTTACATAAAGGCTTTAACAAAAATGAAGTCATTGACGATCTAAACAGAGACACGACTACAGACTTTACCGTCGACAGTAATATAATTCCAGATAGAGAAGTACAAAACGTAAACACTAGACCTTCTAGTAAACGTATCTTTGAAATAGCCCTTACAGACGAAGAAGCAGAAAAACTTAAAAACGATCCTAGAGTAGGTGATGTTAATACACCACTTGTATGGAACGACGACTGGATGGATTACGAACAAACTGAAGATTGGACTAGAGATTCTACTTCAACAACAAGAGGTAACTGGGGACTCTTAAGACACGGTAATACAGATAATGCTTGGGGACTTAATGTTACGTCAGATCTTCCTGCTGGAACAACTTATGATTATCATTTAGACGGTACTGGTGTTGATTATGTTCATCAAGAAAGTAAATTTAGATATACACACGAACAATGGCAAGATAAAAACGGCGTTAGTCGTTTAGTACCTTTTCAATGGAACGAACTTCCTAACTGTAGTCTTATACCTTTTCAAGATTATACTAACACCGCAGGAACAAGTTACCATGCAACTCATTGTGCAGGGACAGCCGTAGGAAAAGATTATGGTTGGGCCAAGAATGCAAACATTTATTGTTTAGATATGGCTATAAGTTCTTCATACTGGTTCGATGCAATTAAAGAATTTCATAAAGCTAAAGCTGTTGACCCTGTTACAGGAGTTAAAAGACCAACAGTAGTAGGAGCAAGTTGGGGATATAAAGCATATTTTACTAATATAACAGACATTCAATTTAGAGGTGCTAGTGTAGGAAGTGTTAAGAGTGCTAACTTTGGAATGATCGGTGATGCATTTAACAAATTTAATGCAAATCTTTATCAACTTAATGTTGAAGTTGAAGAAATGCAAGACGAAGGTGTACACTATATAAAAAGTGCAGGAAATCAATATCAAAAACTTTGCTACGATGGAGATATAGACTTTGACAATCATATTACTTGCGGTATTAACGTAGGTAATATTACCGCAGGTAATCCTATATACTATAATAGAGGAGCAGGTAATATAGGTCCTGAAACAATTGTTTGCGGAAATATTGATAGTGAATTATATAATAATGTTGAAGCTACAGCTTCATCTAGTGATAAAGGTCCTAGAGTTGACGTATGGGCGGCTGGTACAGATATTATTAGTGCTACAAATACTGATGATACTGCAATATTAAATCTTAGTGGAACATCAATGGCTACTCCACAAGTATCAGGAATGAGTTGTTTATTATTACAATTAAATCCAGGATGGACACCTGCACAATTACGCAAATGGTGGCAAGACAATGCAATTAAAGATTTAATGCATCAAGGTTCAACAGATGAAGGTACACCATCTACTTTTTTCTCAAATGATAGAAGTTTAATGAATGGTTCTAATAGAATAGCTTATTTGCCATATGTAGTTAATAGAGCATTAACAACAAACGTAGGGATACTTTAATGGCTGGTGAAAAAGAATATATAGTTGTTACTAAAAAAGGTATCGATGTTGCAGAAATAGAACAAGAACTAGGAAGAGATACTTCTAGTGATGCTTCTGTTAGTGCAAACGTGCCAGGTAGAACTGTTGATGTAGCTTATGCTAAAAAACATAATAATAGAATGACTCATTATATGTTAACTGATGCCGAAGCGGCAGAGTTATCAAAAGATCCAAGAATACATATAGTAGAAGGAAAACCAGATCCAGCGAATAAAGAATTATACCAAACACAAATTGGTCAATTTGATCGGTCAGGTGTAAATGATCAAGATGCCGTTAATTGGGGATTAAAAAGACACATTCTTAAAGAATATGATTTGGCGGCGGCAACTAATGGGTACACAGGAAATTATACTTATGCATTAGATGGTACAGGTGTTGACGTTGTTATACAAGATGACGGTGTTGATCCTACAGGACATCCTGAATGGGAAGATGCAAATGGCACTACAAGATTTATACAACTAGATTGGAATACAATTATTCCAGGGACAATGGGAACAAATCATTATACAAATATTACCGGCGATAGTCAACCAGCAGGAGAACACGGAAGTCATTGTTGTGGTATTGCCGCAGGTAAAACTTATGGTTGGGCCAAGAATTCAAAAATTTATTCAGTAAGAGTATTTGGCGGTGCTGAAGAGGTTTCTGAACCATTTGATGTTATTAGACTTTTTCACGAACAAAAACCTATTGATCCTGTTACAGGATTTAAACGTCCGACAATTGTAAATCAAAGTTGGGGCTATGGTTATTACTATCCACTTGGCGGTGGGTTTGGGCAAGTAACATCTATTTTTTACAAAGGAGTAGATCAAGGTATTGTTACTCAAAACTGGACGTCTGGTACTTTTACACAATACGGATGTCCTAACAATAAACATCCAATATCATATTCTTCAGTAAACACTGAACAAGAACAATTAACAGATTCAGGAGTAATTTGTGTTAATGCCGCGGGTAATGGATATCATCCTATTTCAGGCCCTAATGCTCCATACAATAGTGACATTTATGATAGTTACTATACAAATAGCTTATATGGGGTGACGCCAATTTATTATAACCAGGCTGGTTCTCCAATAAGTGATGACACAATTGTTGTAGCAAACTTAGATCAGGGTCTATTTGGTACTGAAGAAATGATAAGAAATGATAGTGAAAGAGGACCACGTATTGATATAATAGCGGCTGGTGATGATATTACAAGTGCTACAAGTCAAGTAAGTACATATGGTTCAAAACAACTTTACCCTGGAAGTGCTTCTCACTATATTGCACGAATAGGTGGCACATCAATGGCATCTCCACAAATTTGTGGAATAGGTGCATTATGGTTACAAGCAAATCCAGGCGGAACAGCACAACAATTTAAAGATTTTCTAGCAATACACTCTACAGCTAATTGCTATGATAGTGGAACAGATGAAGATTTTAATGCTTTCAACGCCATTCCAAGACGCTATGGTGCGCCAAATAAAATACTACATTGGCCATATAGTAGTCCTAATCCTTGGGGATTCAAAGGTAGTAGTGGAAGCAGTACTCCTGGAATAAATACATAAGAAGAGAGATAAAATGGCACTACAAGATATCAACATAGGAACACTAGCAAACGACGGTACAGGTGATGACCTACGTGAAGCATTCATTAAAGTTAATCAAAACTTTGAGGATTTAGATCTACGCTCTCCAGAATCAACAACTGCAAGTAATTTAGGTAATGTTGGTGAAGGAGTTTTTTATCAAAAAGCTGGTTCCGATTTACAATTTAAAAAGTTAGTATCTGGTGCTAATATTACATTAACATCTTCAACAAATGGAATTACAGTTAATGCAACAGGTGGATTACAACAATTAAATGTTGTATCTGATTCCGGATCTAAACAATTAGTTGATGGCGATACATTAAATATATTTGGAGGAACTGGTATTGGTACAAGTATTGCTGGTGATAATTTAACAATTAATTCAACTACTGAACTATCTACTGATACTACTCCTGTATTAGGAGGAAACCTAGATGCAAACGGAAATAATCTTATTAATGGTGGCACATTAACAGCAAGTACTTTTGCAGGTGCTTTCCAAGGAAACTTAACTGGATTAGTATACGGAGTAGACATTAGATTAATTGCTCCTAATACAGCTGGTTTTAACTTTGGTACTCTTAGTAATGTAATTACAAGTGTAGTTGATTGGATAATTTATCAAACTGATATTGACTTTGGTAGTATGTTTACACCAGATCCAAGAGTATTTGATGCAGGGACAATAGCGTAAGGAAAGAGATATGGCAACATTAACAATTACATCAAATGGTTTACCTAATCCGGCGGCATTCGGAAATGCATTCGGAAATAATGATTTTTCGCCAAACGTAAATACTGCGATTGCACAATCTTATAATTATTCTATTGTATATCGCGGTGGAGAAAATACTACTAATGCACAGGTAACAGTTCCTTTAACACCAATGGGTATTATGTCTAACGGTGTTATATTTTTTAATCCTTCAGTAGGTCCAACAACTGTTCCACCAGGACTTGATCCTGTAACAGATGCACCAGGCGATGGCTTTGAATATAATGCAGTAGCATTTAGATCAAACTTTGGTGGCGACGATGCAGGTGGATGGCCAGAAACTAACGGACAATATCATTATATGTCTGGAATGTTTATGTTTTTACCAACAGGTTCAGCAGAATCAAATCCATCTTGGGATGCCGCTATGTTAACAGCGTCAACTCCGACGCCAACTTATTACACGGGAACTAATTACAGTAGTGATAACTTTAGACACGCAGATGGACATAGTAAGATACTTGGATATTGTTTTGACGGATATCCAATTTACGGACCATATTCATACGTAGATCCTAATGCAGAATTAGGAACCGCAGTTACTAGAATGACTTCATCATATCAATACTATACTACAGAACCAACTGGACGTGGTTACACTTATGGTGAAAAAGCGGCTGGTACATTTGTTAATGATCATGAATACCAAGTAGGTACTGGTCATTTAGATGCATACAACGGTCGATACAACAAAACTCCTGACTATCCAAACGGAACATGGGCATATTACTTGTCAGTGGATTCAAACCTTCAACCGGTTTATCCATACATAGTTGGTCCATCAACCAAACATCAGCGTAGCGTTTAAGACGTTATAGATTATGATCGGCGCATACTACAAAAGTCGAAAATGGGCTTTGTGGGCCTGGGGCGGTGGTGCCTTACTTATTGCATCTTTATGGATTCAAGTACAAATAACTGTAGCCATAAACACATGGTACGGTGGATTTTATAACTTATTACAACAAGCAGGCGATTATAAAGATAAAGCTGACGTAGGTACAGCATTATTTTACAATAAATTAATTAGTTTCGAATACTGGACTAGTGGATTACAAGGCGAACCCTCATTTGCCGTTTTAGCATTTCCCTACGTATTATTAGCAGTTGCAACAGGATGGTTTACCCGTCTATATGGATTGCGGTGGCGTGAAGCAATTACATTTGATTACATTCCACGATGGCGTAATGTTAAAACTGAAATAGAAGGTGCTAGTCAGCGTATTCAAGAAGATTGTAATAGATTTGCTCGTATTGTAGAAGGTTTAGGATTACAAGTTGTACGAGCTATAATGACGTTGGTAGCTTTTATTCCTGTATTATGGGCATTAAGTGATGCAGTTACAATTCCATGGTTTAGTGATATTCCAGGTTCTTTAGTATGGACCGCTTTAGTTGTATCATTAGGTGGTATTGTTATTTCATGGTTTGTTGGGTGGAAACTTCCAGGACTAGAATATAATAATCAAAAGGTAGAAGCCGCATTTAGAAAAGATTTAGTACTAGGTGAAGACGATAAAGCCAATTACGCACAACCAGAAACACTATGGAGTTTATTTACTGGTATACGATTTAACTATCACAGACTTTATATGCATTATGGCTACTTTGACACTTGGCGTATTACTTACGATCAATTTATGATTATTGTACCATATTTAATTGTAGGACCTAGCTTATTTACAGGTGCTATATTATTAGGTGTAGTAGTACAAGTATCAAATGCTTTCCAAAAGGTTCATGGGGGCTTTGCTTTATTTTTAGAAAACTGGACCACTATTACAGAGCTTCGCAGTATATGGAAGCGTCTACACGAGTTCGAACGTAACTTGACCAAGTATGCATAATATCCGATAAATACTGTAAGAAGTAGGATATAAAGCATATGGCAAATTTACCTGTTTGGACACAACTATCAGGACATACACTAGCAACTTTAGAGGAAAGATTAACTACAACAGTTATTCTACCTTTAGACCCTTCTAGTGCTGATCTTGGGGGATTATTTAACCCTGAATCAACCGCGTTAAGTAGCGACCCCTTACCTACACTAACAAATTCAACAGACATAGATATAACTAAAACTTGGTCACAAGAACCTGGTGGATATACATATCCTGTATCTATAAGAGTTCCTACTATTCCTGCTCTCACAAATAAAAAAGTACCAGTAGCTATATTGCTACATGGAGATAGTGGAACAGGTAGTAATGAAATTACTACTTGGGAAAACTATTTAGGTGATCATATTTTAGTTGCTCCAACAGGATATAACAATACATGGAATGTTGCAACTGAAACATCTAAAGCACCTGATATTGATATGCTTAAAGATTTAATTACAGCATTAAAAGGATTTAATAATGTTGACGACAACAGAATAAAATTTGTTGGATTTGATACTGGTGCAGGATTAGTGAACAGAGCATTTATTGAAATTGGCGACGTAGATATCTATTCATATGTAACTATTGGTTCACAATTATTTGATCCACAATATCGTAACGATACATTTTTCGCTCCGGCAACACAAACTGGACCTGATGCTACTGATTATAATACAGCTACAATTCCATTACAAGATAAAAGATGGTTAACAATTCATGGAGAAAATGATACTGTTATTCCATACGGTGGTGGTCTTGCTAATAGTGTAACATTTTTATCTGCACAAGACTCAACATTTGTTTTAGCAAAAAGTCAAGGATACACAGGTGGTATAATTCCAGATGCAGGCGGAGTATTTTACGGAACAAATCAAACATACTACTATAGCTACTTAGGTGGGCGAGTAACACATTACAAAACTGGAACAGGACATACAGTAGAAACGTTTATGCAAGAAATTGTTCAAGGATTTATGACGTATGTATACACTACTGCTCCAAACATATTTTTAGAAGCAGGTTCTATTACAACTATTCAACTTAATACAAGTATTGTAAGTTTAATAAGTGGACAATTACCTGCAGGAATGAGATTAGAAGAAAATCAAATTGTAGGAACACCATTTGAAGTACAACGTAGTACTACATTTGAATTTGTATTACGTGCAACAAATTCTTCTGGAATTGCTGATAGAACATATAATATTATTGTAAATGGTCCTGATGAACCGGTCTGGACAACTAATGAAGGTAAACTTCCAATAGGACCTAATAATTCTTTTTATATTATAGATAGCAGTATTGTTGATTTCCAACTTTCTGCAATTGATCCGGATCTACCAGCAGGAGATGAACTTGAATATTTTATTGCTGACGGAGATGGCACACTACCTCCAGGTATAACATTAACTGAAGAAGGTAGACTTATAGGAATTGTTGATCCTATTTTAGCATTAGATCTTAGATCTGGTAGCGGCTTTTATGATACTACACAATTTGATAGTTTTCCATTCGACTTTGGATTAAGAAGTGCTAATGGTTATGAAAGTTTCTTTTATGATACCACAGGGTATGATAAATCTATTCCAACACGAAGTCCAAAAAAACTTAATAGATTTTTTGAATTTAAAGTAAGTGTTAGTGACGGTGATACAGTTGTAAAAAGAAAATTTATAATATTCTTAGTTGGTGATGATTTCTTACGTGCAGATAATACAGTTATGCAAGTTGGTACAGGAATATTTACAGCTGATAATACATTCCTTAGAACGCCTGTTTGGTTAACACCAGCAGACATTGGTTATAAACGAGCAAATAATTATGTAACAATTTACTTAGATGTATTTGATCCTAATACTATTGTTGGAGAACTAGGATATTATTTAGAACAATATAATGACGATGCAAGTCCTAGTGTGTTACCTCCAGGAATGGCATTAGATGTTAGTACTGGAGAAATTGCAGGACGAGTTCCATATCAACCAGCAGTTACTAAAGAATATAAATTTACAGTTGAAGCAAGACGCTTTACTAGTCAAGCAACATTATTAGCGGCAAAGCAAAAAACATTTACAGTTAAAATATTAGGCGAGGTTGAAAGTTCTATTGTATGGATAACTATGCCAGACCTAGGAACTATTAAAGCAAACTTTATTAGTACATTTAACGTAGCGGCAAAAATAACTGCTCAATCAATTAGTAGTAAAGTATTATATAGAATCATTAGCGGAGAATTACCTCCAGGATTAAAATTAAATCCAAATGGAGAAATTGTTGGTAAAGTAAATCAATTTAGAAACCAAGATTCTGTCTCAGGTGAATGGACTAAAGGTTTAACAACGATTGATAATAATTTACTATTACTTGATGGTTCTACAACTACTGTTGATCGCAAGTTTGTATTTGAGGTTGAAGCACGAGATCGTTTTGGATTTAGTGTTTTATCACAGAACTATAATATTATAGTTACTGATCCTGACAATATCAGTTACAGTAACTTATCTGTTAAACCTTTCTTAAAACCGGCACAGCGTACAACTTATAATAACTTTATCGGAGATCCTAATATTTTTACTCCTGATAAAATTTATAGACCTAATGATCCAGCATTTGGTTTACAAAAACAAATTAAAATGTTAATATATGCTGGAATTGAAACTAAAGATGTTCGTGAATATGTTGCAGTATCAAGACAGAATCATTCTAAAAAACGATTTAAATTAGGTTCAGTTAAAACAGCAGTAGCTAAAAAAGCCGGAACAAATGATGTTCAATATGAAGTAGTTTATTTAGAAGTAATTGATCCATATGATTTTCCACCGCAGGCTGGGGTACCAGAAACAAAAGTTAGATCTTCTTTAACTATCAAAACTAGACAAGAGATTACTGTAGATAGTGTTGACTATGAAGCATTTGATGATGTTTCTAAAGAAGGTGCCGGTGTTGCAGTATTTGAAATAGAAAATGCAATAGGACAAAAAGTTCAAGTAGTAGCATTTGGAAACGATCTTGAAATTATTACTAGAAATAATGGAACAGTAATACTTGATGCAAACGGGACAATTCTTGTACAATTACAAAATGGAAATATTATACAAGCTGGAACTATTGCTACAACAACAAGTGACCCATTTAGATTTAGACCTAAATTTACTCCAGTTAAAACTGATAGTGATGCTATAAGAATTGACCAAGCATATAATACTCAACGCTATATCAGTAATGTAACAAATATGCGTGAAAATATAAAAACAGTTGGGCTTACTGAACGCGATTTCCTACCATTATGGATGACTACGGCCCAGGGCACTTCAGTTCAAGAATTAGGATTCATAACGGCTATTCCATTATGTTTTTGTAAGCCTGGAGAAAGTGCCACTATAGCATTAAATATCGCTAATAGCGCCTTCAATTTTAGGGTACTAGACTTTGAAATTGATAGATATATAATAGATGCTACAAAAGGAAATAGCTATGAACAATATATACCATTCGGGAACTATGCCTTTAATGTTTAAAGGCGATAAATAATAGAGAGGAACACAAATGGCAAGTAATATCGACAATACCAGCATTGATGCTACATATCCAATAGCAGGACAGGATAATGATAGCCAAGGCTTTCGTAACAATTTTAGCACTATAAAGAATAACTTTACTGCGGCTAAAAGTGAGATCGAAGACTTACAGACAAATACAGCCAAATTAAATGCTACCAATGACTTTTTAGGTAATGACATTACTGGCGGAAATCTTGTCAGTAACACAGAAAAACTATATGCTGGTGGAACAATAGTTGCTCCTCAAAATGTTAGTTTTGCAAATGGTAATTTTCAAACATTTACTATAGGGGGCAATATAACACTAACTTTTACAGATTGGCCTGTTACTAATAAAGTTGCTAAGATTCGTGTAATGATATTAAACACACTTGGTGACAGTACTGCTAGAACACTTACTTGGGCAACAGAAGGTGGTGGAACAATTAAATATTCCTCAGGATTTCCAAGTCCATTTACTGTAGCAGATGATGTAAATCCAGAAGTGATTGACGTTTGGAGCTCAGATCAAGGTACTACAGTATTTGCTCATTACGTCGGTACATTTACTTAATAGGTAGGGTATGCTACACCCATTTACTCAAAACGTTTCAGAACTCACTTTAAAAGAAATAGACGCTAAAATTTCAGATTTAACTAAAAAATTTTTCCAAACCCGAAACCCCGACGCAAAAAGCCAAATCCAATTACTGCTCAACAGCTATAAATTGGAAGTCAGCGAACGCCAAATTAAAGCAAGACTGAATAATGACAATAAAGGTCTTGACAAACTGATTGATATCAGTTAAAATACTTTATAAATGAGAAACATGAAAGTAGACGATCTCGGTGTACCACGATTCACCAATCAAGATATTGTAAATTTAATTTACGAAGGAAATAGTGATAAGCTCTCTAAGATATTAGTAGAGCCTAATCGTGACGCCAATCTATACAATAAATCTATTAAAGAACTTGGTTTTAACTTTTTACCATTAAAAGAATACCAACCACTCTCGTACGATAAGAAACAATTTGATGACGCTTTACAGTCACAATGGTTTATGCCGGACAAGTATAAAGATTTAGATATACATAAATGGATGTATGCTCAACTGCAAGACGAACTTGACAAAGAACAAATTGGTGATACAGAAGAATGGATGCGAACTGAAGCAGAATATATTGAGTACGAAAAACGTGGACTACTTAACTTACTAAGATTTCTTATATATTTGGTAGACATAATGAGAGAAAATAACATAGTATGGGGTGTAGGACGAGGATCTAGTGTAGCAAGTTATATCCTATACTTAATTGGTATTCATAAAATTAACTCAATCCAGTATGAGCTAGACTGGCATGAGTTCATGAGATAAATACGTACATAATAGGAGATCATAATGGCAGTTAAACAAACCGGTCGTAAACAACACGTATCAATGCAAGGTAAAAGAATTGATATGGACTTGTTACGCCAAAAAAATGAATTGACACCAGCAGTAGGTAACGTTCGTGTTAATGCTCGCGGTGACGAATTAGGCCCTGGCGGCAAAATTGTTCGTAAGCGTGAAGAAGTCATGGCCGACTATTACAGAGACCATCCACAAGCAGTTCCAGATGAAATTCCTGGTCGTGGAGTTAACGTTGTTGAAAAAGAAGCAACAGTAGTACCTAAAAAAGCAACTACTAAAGCTAAAGCTAAAGTTTCTAAAACAACAAAAGTTAAAGAAGCAGAAGCAGTTGAAGTTAAAACTGAAGAGCAACCCTACGATCGAGGCGGTCAAGACTGGGTTGAAGATGCTGATGGCAACTTTGTAAATAAAGGTGACTAACAATGGATTTAGGACTGATGGGTGGGCCCCCAAGGGCTATCACAGTTTACAAAGGTCACGTTAGACCAATACATGACCGAGTAATTGTTCGTCAAATGAACTTTGACGAAATGGTAACTAAAGGTGGAATTATACTTCCTTCCGACGACGGTAAGTCACACGGTGTTAAACCACGTTGGGGTAAAGTGTATGCTAAAGGCCACGAGAATAAAGATGAATTTGAAGTAGGTGACTGGGTACTTGTAGAACATGGACGTTGGACAAGAGGATTTAATATGGAACTTCCAGATGAAGAAGAAGTTGCTGTTCTGCGTACAATAGAAGCTGAAGGTATTTTAGCCTGGCAAAAAGAAGACCCAGATAATGCTTATCTAGGCGATATGGACCAAGAGAGTATTATTTAAAATGGGTGGGTACGATCTCCCAAAGGTGCTTATGTTGGATTTAAAACGATATGAAGAATTCGTTGAAAAAGTTACATCAGTAGAAAGTAACAAGTCTGGTGCATTTTTTGGACGAGTACAAGAATTAGAAAATGCAACAGGTGTTAACATTCCATTGTTATTAACTGCATCTATTGGATTGTCAAGTGAAGGAGGAGAATTTAGTGAAATTGTTAAAAAATGCTTGTTCCAAGGTAAACCACTTAACGATGAAACTGTATTTCATCTCAAGCGAGAACTTGGTGATATTATGTGGTATTGGTCTAGTGCTTGTCGCTCTCTTGGGCTTGATCCTAATGAGGTAATTGAAGAAAATGTCAAAAAACTCGAATCAAGATATCCAGGAGGAAAGTTTAACATCAACGACTCCGAAAACAGACAAGACGGCGACCTTTGAATCAAAAAATGTTTATGTTATAGACGACATTGTTCCGGACTGGCTCCACAAACAAGCTAAAGAAACAATATTAAACTTTCCATTAAGATTCGGTCATAGAGGACTAGGTCCTTATCAAGGTTATCAATTCTGGAGTGAACAATGGGGTGACTCAGTTGGTACTGATCCGCAAGAGGCTCCTTGGGAATTATGGGCTATATGGTTAGTATTAAATGAAAATAGAAAACTTATTGCTCCTAATGTATGCAATCTTCAATGCAATCAAATACAAGTAAATTTAACAACTAAAAAACACGCTGGCGGACTACACGTCGATGTTACGACCAATGCACCTGCATATACTATGGTTTATCTTTTACATGGTGATACTGGAATGGAATTTTGGTCTAACAATCCTGAACATTTAAATCCTAAATTAGCAGAACTATCTCATGGTGTAACTAAAGGAAGAGTTACAGAAGCAGAAGTAGATGCTGAATTACAACGAACAAAAGACATGGCTCGGAAAAGTGGGGGCTTCAGATCAAAAGATGCTACATGGTATGACGATGATTATGCAAATCATCAAGGCGATCTAGATTCATATAAATTTCATTCTGTTCCTTTTAAAGAAAATAGAATGGTTATATTTCCTAGCAAATATATACATCAAGGATTACCTCCAAAAGAAATAAGCCCACGTGTTACTATAGGTTATATTTTTAGTGGAGAAGCTACACCGTTTATGAAAGAACGTAAAGTACTTCACCCAATCTTTGAAGATGCTTGGGACTCAAATTGGAACAATAATGAACAAAAATAATATTTTAATTTTTGACGATTTATTTCCTGACTTCTTACAAGCACAAGTTGAAGCAGTCATTCCGCATTTACCATTACGATTTGGACATAGAGGATTAGGATACGATCAAGGATATCGAACATTTAGTGAACAATGGACACGAGAAGTTCAACACGGAATTGAAGTTAGTCATACTAATTTTCTAGCTGATATGCCTTGGGAACTTAAATCAATGTGGACTGTAGTACATCATGCTAAAACAAAAC